TGCTCTTCCGATCTAATTCTACTTATCCCCCCACCACCAGACCCAGCTATTGGGTGATTAAAGTAGTTACCTTTGAGGGAGAACATATTTATGGTTTCCCAAGGTGGTAGACAATTGACCCAGTATTTCCAATCACTATAGGTGTTACCACCCTGCTCAGCTTTTGGAATCCTTTCTTCATAAGGATGACCTCGAGGTTCAACCTCGTCCCATCCCCAACCAGCAAACATATATTGAATAAAATCAAATTCAATGGTTTCACCGTTAGGAATGCTATATGGTTGAGTCCAGTTTTCAGATATATTCAAATCAGCATTACAACTTGTGTCCTCAAATCCACCACTTCCTGAGATATCTTCACCTGAACAGTCACATGCCTGACAATCAGGATAGGTTAACATTGGAATTTTGAGTTTTTTCAAATCAGGGAATCTTTTCCTAATCTCAGCGGGAGACGGTGGTTTTCTACATTTGATCTTGAATCCTAATTTGTTTGCCCACCTACAAAGTCTATAAACTAACTTAAGTACTGGTAAAATAACAATTATGAAAAACTCTCTGACAAACGTTATCAGAAGTGAAAGAACATGTAAAATAATAATAAGTACGAAAAGTGAGGGTGTTAAAATACTCAAAAGTATATTTGCAACAAAGAAAATAAAATCGAATTTATAATTTGCATCTGTAGCTGGAAACTTGTTGATTGTACCTTCACAAGTCTCATCTGTAATATCTTTGATCCCAACAAACCTATTTACAAAAATTCCACTTTTGAAGTTATCTATTAGAGCTGCAGTTGTATAAACTTTTTTGTATTTCAATTGATAAAATGTGTCTTCACAATTTATCATTTCACTCATACGATTTATGAATTCGTTGTTTGTCAGTGGAAAACCATTTGTATAGCCACTCCAGTCCAACCCAAAATAATATGAACTTTGGAATTTTTTATATTGTGTTGACCCTGTACTTACATTGTATGCTGGATCGGTTTGAGATTGATCCCAACCATATTCTTTAATATTCGGAACTAAGTAATATCCCCTTCTTATTTCCCTTTTTTCAAATGTTGGTGGTTGATCATATTTGATTTTGAAACGATATTTACCAGACGTTGGAATTCCGACAGTAGGGTCTAAACTAATTATCTGTTCTCCAAACTCATTAGTTGTTACGTAATCCATATTCATAGGTACGTTGAATACGAAGACACCGTCAGTATCAATAACTTTCCCACCCGAAGGTAAATCGGCTTGTTCTAATATTGGATACCCGTTTTCATCGTTGAATATTGTTTGACGAATGGCTATTATTTCACCTAGTCCACTTGTTAAATTACAAAGTTTACCTATTCCATTTTTGGGACTACATCGTTTGCTCAAACTCTGTTCATCTACATTAGTAAATAAAGAACCCATAAAAAGTGCTGACGGAATAATTTTAACACCTGAGTCGACCAAATCGAAATCTTGTCGTGTGATTCTTATTTGACAAGTTTCTGGATCACCCCAAAATGGTTGAACTTGTATTGTTTTGATTTGGTTGACTATCTGAGGTAATAATGCCAAGTTGGTAGATGATGGAAACTTGTTACCATCAATTTCTTCAGGTGTTGCAAGACCAATGTCAACTAAATCTTGAGGTGATAATGAAAAAGCACCAATATCAGATAAGTCACAATCCATAACTAATTGGTGTTCTCCAAGTGGAACACCCATAATCATAAAATCTCCACTAGAATTTGTTTTTACAGTGAACTTATAATACTTGTCATATATTTCAATGAGGACTGGATCTGTGATGATATCCTGTTTCGAAGGAAACGTACCAGTTGGTGTGTGACCACCATGTTGTTTGTTATGTGGTAACAAATTATATCGATAACCATCCTCATTAGTATCGGTTACAGCACGATATGGGTATAGTGTTGATATTATTTCATTTTGAAAATCTACTTGATCTAGAGGAACGAAAACACTTATTTTAACATTCGGTACACCAAACCCATCATTTACGATTACCCTTCCAGCTACAACCCCATAATCAGCACAAAATCTCGGATAAACATCCTCTTGTCGGATTTTCAATGATAAAATTTCTAATTGATCAAAATCTTGATCTAATTGAACATTTATCTGTTTATCTACACCTATTTGAGTTCTTATCCTGTAACTGTTGGACATAAAAATGTCTTTTTCGATAAATAGTAATACTACTATTTTTCAAAATGTAGTTAACAAGATGTGTAAATAAATTCTTAGGTTAAAATAATTGATTGGTAATTTTTAGTTCTGACAGTTATATCCCTATTTGGATATCTAACTTGATATATCTGATTCGGTTCCGCAAATATGGTGTTATCTACTAAGGATATTTTTTTTGTTTCCGAATTAGAATATGGCATCGACGTTTGTGCTGATGAATATTGTCCACCTACCTTACCAAAAACCGAAATATCATTAACACTCAGTACACCATTTTCATTCTGTATTATTCTATAAAGTTCAGATAGAACAATGTTTTGTCCCATATTTCTAATTGCTGGACTAAAGAATGTTGTTACTTTATCAATAATGTTTGTTATTACAACCCCCTGATTTTGTGAAGCATCCAACACAACTGATATATCGACAGCAACATCAATTACTTGAGCGCTTCCAACGGTAACATAATCATTGATCATCCTATAGTTTGACAAATACTCTGCAATGTTATTTTTCAATGTTTGAGATACTTCAGGAACTAACTTACCATCTTGATTGTAAGATAGTATATTAACGTTAATTTTGTTATTGTTTTCTGTAATCGAAACTTTAGCAGGAGCACCAAATTGTGGTGGCATATTTCTAAGAACCGCTTCATAGTCTTGAATCGTTACAGCTCTATTTTGAGCACTAAAATTGTAAGTCACATAATTACGAACCTCTTCAGTCGAAGGATATCCAGCACCTCCAATTGCCGCAACAGGATTATTACATACCAAAGAATTTACAACTTGATTATTAATTGTTTCGGATGGTCCGTTTACAAAGAAATTTACAGAACCAATTTGATTGATTACATTTACCCCAAGATTCGTTCCGAGTCCCCCACCAATTCTATATTGAATAAACAACGTGGTGTTTGCTTGTGGTATAGAACCTAGAGCTAGTGAATTGTTTTGGTAACGTTGTATTTTAAGAGGTACATCTAGTGTTGTAAATTCTCGTAATTGGTCGTCAGCTGTATTTGTACCACCACCAAATGTTATTTTATAGAATCCCTCTGGTGTATATTCTGTCATAAATCTTTGTTGTGTTTCTATGTAAACACCAACTTTGATCGCTGGATCATCTGACGGTTTAGACGGATCTTCAACAAAAATTCTACTTTCAGCAAGTGCTGGTACTTCATACCATCTACCTTGTAAACCCAAAAATTCTTGATCGGTTGGAACATTTGAGTATGCTGTACCAGGTTTTTGAATCATAGATGTGATACCCAACACATTTTTTTCTGGTAAAAAGAAACTAAAAAAAGGAGTAACATCATTGGGTAATATAGTTCTTTTAAAAACCTTTGTGATTCCATTAACAACCGTTTCTCTTTTTGTAATGGTATAATTAATAAGATTGTTATTAGTATCAAAATTTGGAATTTTCAATCTATTAGGTACACCATCCACATTGAATGGTGATGCAAAATTTACATCATAAACAGTTTCGAATATCTGTCCAGACCCAATCACTTGACTACCTCTTCTAAGAGTTCCTAAGTATCTCTCATCCTCTTTATCCCCAAATGCTGGTACTGTTATTGAAAAATCGACTAAAGCAACTGAAGGTCTTTGACCTGGTATTTTTAATCCATAAGTTCTTGCGATATTATAAATGGATGATCTTTGTTGGGCAAACTGGAGTACAGTCTCTTGAATACTCCTATCGATATTGTAATGGAGATTGTCTGCAACAGCAGCATTCAAATCCAAGAACACAGAAAATATGGCAGCATCATTGAAGTTATCTATTAACTCAGGATAATATGTCCTAGTGTAATTGATGAGTTCTTGTCTGATAGTGACAAAATCCCTAGCAGTGTATGATATTTTTCTTTCAGCCATATTAGATATTAATAATTACAAAATCTTTAGAATTAAATACATCATTAGAAATAGCATAATCAATTCTAACTTTTGCAGTATATTCGGAAACATTTTGGTTTGGAATTGATAGTTCTGGGTTCACAACATTCCCAGCTGTAGTAACAGTCATACCAGCCGCTTCATCAGAAGCAGCTCGTATAACTATATTTGTGATTTGTAAGTTGGGTAAATATTGTTGTACCGAGTCACGAATTTCAGATTCAATTTCCGAAAATGTCGGTCCATCCATTGGTTGGAAAATATACTCGTATAATCTTGTTCCGAAATTTGGAAGAAAATATCGACTACCTTTTCTTGTCAAAAGAAGATGAATAAGATTTGTTCGGATTTCTTCAGCAACATATTCAGTTAGTTCCAAATACTTTCCTTCCATACTATCCACGAATGGAAAACTTATTCCATATGTCTTTCCTTGGGCCATATGAATAAATATATCACCTTGAATTTTGTGATATACTTTACGAACTACAAGTTAAACAATCTGGATCATCCAAAGAACAAACCTTATTCAACATTTCTTCAGTAATAGTCAAATTATTATTTTCGATTTTAATTTTTGGTGTGGTTGTTTCCTCAGTTTCT